CTGATACATTGTACCCGCAGGTACGGGACCACCATTGAAGTATAACTGCTCTGCCACCGCGATAAAATCGTCCGCCTGTGACGTGCCACGCTCAATCTCAAAGCTTCCTTCCCAACCTCGGGGTAACTCTGCACCCAATTGTGATCCGTCCAGTCGGCTGACACGAACGGGATGTGTTAGTTGGCGGCTCTCGAAGCCAGTTACATGGGTGAGATCCACTCGACCAGAAGGTCCCATGATAACAAGTTGAGTGTCACGGCCGACCGAAAAACTAGTAACGGACATTGAACCCTCTCTCTCCTACGACGATTGTCCGACTGGAAGGGTCTGATGTGAAACCTGAACCGTCTGGCCCCCCTCGACATTCACAATAAACTTTTCGTTTATCGCTTGGTATTGAATCTGCGCGTCAGATTGAACATACCCCAGACCGGTCCGACTGCTCGGATTATTAGAAGTATCGCAGATCACGCTGTACGGTAAACTGCCATCAGTACTCCCCAATAAGCCCTGTTGGAGCATCGTCTGGAGAAATGACAACTGTGTAGAGCGAATCTGCTGAAAGAGCTGAGCAGTTATCACCTGGCCCACAAATTGCCCCATCCCCGCAGCCAAGGTGGCGGCAATGTAATTGGTGAGGCGTGTATAATTATCTCCATTAGTAGCAGCATTCGATGACGTATTATGACCCCCTCGGACCCCCCAGAAGCTACCTGCCGGCTGGGGATTGGAAATTACGTCAATTCCAGCACCAAGCAATACCGCTAAATCCGCTGAGGAGTATACTGTGCTTTGACCCGATCCAGGCGTCCCCGATTTCTGGCTCCCAATCACACCGTACAGCGGCTTGTTAAGGCTCGATTGTTCAGGCGATAAGTTTGCCAGACGGCCGGCCACGAAACCCTGCGGCGAGACCAGCCGTGTCATGGCGTTAGCCTGATCGTACCACCACAACCAATCACCGAACATGAGCTTCGTCGAATAGCTATCTAATCCAACAGCCTGCATCACGGAAACGGCGTTTTGGATTGTATCACCCGGTGGCCCGGTCAGAACCATGTAAATCCCCTCTTCCAATCCAAATTCTGACTGTGCTACCCAGGTCGTTGGATCGTCGTTGTCAGCCAGCAGTCCGATGCTGCAGCCTTGACCGCGAAGTGAATACATACCGGTACGTGGTAGCACGTCTGAACCCACCAGCGTTTCGGTCGTTACCAATACTGTGCCATCAGACCCAGGTGTACCTGCGCCCAGCATCACCGAAAATGGCACAGGGGCGATAACCGATCCACCAGCATTCGCAATAACCAGCATCGACGGACCACGTTGCGGCCCCAGACCACTATTAACGGCAGATGCAAGGTTTTGCCAAAAAGCCGCACCTGTGCCAGCTATCTTATCATAAACCTCCAGAATGCCACCCGCTAGACCGACGGTCAATTGCCAGGTCGCGGCCTTTGACGGCGACACTTGCAGTGACACAATTATCTTATTTCCTAAAGAACCCGTGTACAACGCCGTAAAAGTTACTGTTGTACCAGGTACGACGGTTTGCGCGGCAGCGTCAGTTCCGTCGGAAATTCGGACACAACGGAAGTTTTGAGCACCCTGCTGGACCGCTGTCGCGATCTGAGTGCCCATATCATACTGGTTCAGCATTACCGGTCCAAATAGCTGCGCGTAATCCGCCATGGTTGCTAGGATGGACGGCTCCCCGACCGGACCCCAAGTAGCAGTCCCCACTATGCCGATTATATTTGTCGGCACACCATTCAATACGAGATTCTGCGGGGGCACAATCTGGACATAGAGACCAGGTACTATTAGCGAAGTCGTATTAATCGCCCCTTGCTGCACAATTGGCATAAATTTTAACCTTTTTTGGAGGTGCTTTCGGAAACACGAACAACAAAGTTCTTATTTCCGCTCTGCAGAACCTCCCTAATAATAGTTGGGTCCGTGATGAAGTCTCCACGCACGAAGTCCTTGAATGGCTTTACAACGATCAAATTCATAATGCCCTACTTGTATCAGATTGTAATATCTAGATCATTCAATCCTACATTACCGAACAACATACCTGCCGCAGACGTAGAAATCATTGCGGGATACTCTGCTGTATAAATAAGGTCCCGACGATAGAGAAGCGCATTTTGCGATTGGTCCGATATCTCTGTACCACTGTAGATCAGGCGCGATTTCGTGCCATCTCGGAGTGGAATGAATGTCATCGCCGAAAGAGCTGCGTCAATAGTCGATGAAGACATGTCCCGAGCGGCAGGGCTCGGGCACCAACTAATGACCCGAATGTCCCTTTGCTGACGCCGTACTTCTTGAACTGCGACGCCGTCGGAAACAACGCGCGCGAACAGGATGGTAGCTCCCGGGATGGTTATGGTCTGCCCGGAGAGCAGTGCAATCCGATTTACTTGTATTTGAGCTGCTAGGATAGCTGCAATAATTGAAGGGCTATCCTGAGTCTTTGGACGATATGTATAGGTATTTTGATCGACTCGTAAGCCTACCGCAATCCCAGTTGACACCGATCCACTAAATATTATGGCATGATCCAATACGGAAACCGACAAGGAAGGCGCTTTAAGCTCATACCGCCATATTGGTGCGTACCGCGTTGTCGTCTTGCCTTGATTTCGGTCAGGGGACACTGTGACGTTGACTGTACCAGCATTCAGATCCGAATTGAGGTTCGCAGGAATGGGCCAGCCTCGGTAGATCCTATATATTGCGCCTGTCGTGCTGGGAGCTTGAATACCCAACGGATACAATGCACCTGTTACCGCAGATAAGACCGCGAGTTCAACATCGGCGATGTCAGCCATCAGGTCATCGCCTGCTTCACATTTAGTCGCCACCCCATCGATGAAAGCTCCGACGCCTCCACGACGGCATTTCTGCCCAGATCGTCGGACATTATATCGGACGGAGATATGATCACGTGTGCCGGCGCTGGTACGAGAACAGTCCAATACGGAACCGTCCCATTACTCGGCAAGGCAGCTTCGGGAGCACCCTGGCCGCCAGCTCCTAGGACACTCGCTGGCCAATTGTTCATCAACAATATGGACGTAGAACCTATTACACCACCATAGCTGGAGCTGCCCGTTGCCACGGCACTTGCCGGGTGACTGAAGGAGACCGTGCGGTTGGCTCGAACACATAGAACAGGAAGGAGTGGCTGCTTATCCGCAATAAACCAAATTGCATCCGATATTACTAGGTAGTCACCCAATTGAATGTATGCAGAATCTAACGTCGCATCCCATATTGCATTTCCATACCGGTTCGAATGCGAGAACCCTCCCGATACTGGGCTGAATGCAACATTTAGTCGAAGGAAGCGGTTCGACTTCGCCAAAGGATCGTGCGACCCTCTCGGCCGATAGGCATCGGCAGTTGCGCCAATTTTCCTCGACGCAATGTTAAGACCCCAACTTATGCGATCCTGTAGGTGCGCTAAATCCATGCTAAACCACCAATATGGTGTTGCTTGTTGCCAGTGCAGGGCCAAAAGGAACTCCGAGAAATCCACATAGACGCCGTCGCCAATCATCAAACAAAAGCGCACGATCGCGAGGTTCATCCTTGTTTCTTATCCAAACAGATGCCTGGTCGGTGTCCAAGCCCTCCCCTGCGCGTGGGATCGCCTGCTCCAGGCCGTTGAGAGTAGAAAGATATCGCCTGGCTATATTTAACTCCGGCAAAGAAAGATTGCTTAATCTAAATTCTAACAGCCCATAAACTTGGTAATATCGCCAAGTCTGGAAACCGAAGGGAGGCGCTCCATACACCGGATAACCGCAAAATCGTCTCGCATCTGCCTTTTCCCCATCCGTTAGAGTGATTACAGAAATGACCCGTCCCCTCGACTGAACAAAACCATGCCGCTGCCACTAGTTAGTACGGCAGATGCCGTGCTAACAAGTGTACTCACTGAAAGTAGAATACGACTGTTAGGCAGAATCGGCATATCAGAGTTCGACGCCGCGACCGTAAGATCGGTCCCAAATCGGACATAAGCCAATGTGGTAGCTGTATTCGTGACGACGACTGTCTCGCCGCCACCCAATAGCATCACGTTAGTGGAGATGGTTCCGGCTGTTAACCCAATAGTTCCTGTAGGCCGAAATCCACTTGTCGTACCGGTAGCCATACCATTAATCCTGTTCGCAATTTCGCTTAACCAACATGCTCGACGATGACCGCCCGCTTGAATGCAGCGTTAGTGGCGGTTGGGATCGTCGAGGCGTTAGTGGTGGTATCGGAGGGCGCACAGAAACCGCCGATCCAATACCACGATTGGGCAATAATCTGCTGTAGCCGGTCAATCGGTTCCCGGGTCACCATGGCAACGTCATTAACGACCGAAATGATAGAGTCTGCCGGAGCGACATCTTCGGCCGCCATTCCAGCAAAATCGCCTTCAACCAACGCTCCTTGGCCACATATGATGGGCCGTCGAATCATAACACCGGCTAGCGTCGGATGAGCCTGCACAAACGTCTCTGTCGTAGGAGCAAAGCGAAGCCCAAGAAAGTCATTTGTCATGCCAGAGCGAAAGACCTGGTTTGACGAGGTTGCACCCTGAAATAGTTGTTTAAAGTCGGGATCCGAGAAAAGTTGCCTCGCGGAGACGGGATCAAGGTAACAGTTGTAGGCACCATCGATGTCCGGAACCGCATTAATGCGCAACTTTGCGACAGCATCAAGGAGATTAGACATCGTGAGAGTATCACCGACCTGCAGCAGCGACGTATTCAACCGCTGGGACGGCCGAACTATTGACGACGCAATTGCCGACGTTACCGTGTTGCCCGCAGCGCCGTCACTTGCGATAATATTTCCCGAAAATGTTAGAATCCCCGAGATTCCATTCGGAGCCGTCGAGATATTTGCCGCGTCGGCAACCGTACTCACAGCAGTATAGATGTTCGCACCAACAGTGACGGAAAGTGGATTAGCCGAACTTACCGGCTGCTGTACTCCATTCGCAAATGCATACTGGAAGCCGCGGACATCGTCAACTGAGATCGAAGCCCCAGCCGTCGTTAGGCCGACCCTGACACGCGTGTTGCCACCCAAATATGAGCCAAACAGCGCATTGCGAGCGATCTCGTCGAGGCTACGCGCAGCTTGCTCTCCATTCACGTAAGCATTTTGAAGAAACTGTGATGCAATTCCAACCCTGCTCGTAACCACGTTTAGATCGGTTGTCGCAGCGTAGAGGTTAATAGAAATCGTGTATTGCTCAACGCTCCAGGTTGTCGGCGTGAGGCCATTATCGAAGTTGGTATTTGTAGCTGGTGCAAGCGGTGTTGTTACAGTCGGCTTGAGCCCTGCACGGGTTTTCGTGAGGGTTTCGCCAATGCCCACAGCTATCTGTTCTCTGTCCGCGCAAGCTCTGTATCCAAGTCTGGATCTGAGCGCCTGGTCGAATTCGCGTTCGAGGAAGCCCTGCTGAATAATGGGCTGTAAGGCGGCAGGAAAATTTTGTATTCCCATGTCAGTCGTAGGTCCTTTTCATAGATTCTATTGGTAAAAATCTCAGGGAGCGGTCGGAACACTAGCCGCGATGTTTGAGAATTGCAGCGCGGGCTATCTTGTATTCGACATCATTCATTTCGGTAGCAAGCTTCGGCCTAACGGGACCTACGGGAGGCGGCACGGCAGGATTGGACGAGAAGCTAGCCGCGAACAGCCATGGTTTTTGCTTCTTGAATTTGTCCATGGCCAGGCTCGCCTCGGCCACGGAACCATCGGCACTTAGCTGTAAGGTCGAAATGTCCATCAGTTTAATGCCGTCTAGGTCGATCATACCCGCTCGCAGGGCTTCGGCCTTCAACTCCGATTTGATTACTCTAGCGTCAGCAACCTGACGTATCTCATCAACCTCGCGCTCTAGGCGATCAGCCCGGCTTTGTAGCGCCTCAGTTTCGCCGGTAGAGGTCTCCGAGAGGTGAGTAGTGTCTGACATTGTACTCATATAATCAGATTCCAGTTGTAATTCGCGCTATCTCATCAGAACACACGTCTATGTCATAGACTTTGCAAATCGCGTGGATAGCGGACTCCTTGCTAATTAGGCCATTATTAGTCAAGATGACCAGGGTCTGCGCGTCTTTTTGACGGTCGTCCGCCGACGGCGGATACCATGTCGGCCATTTGAGAGAGAGTGGGCCACCTGGATCTATCGGTAAAACTTCGTCTCCCATTACTTTTAACCGATAGATATGTGATGCCGTGACGATCATCTGCATCAAACTCAAGAGACCGACCTCGCCGTATGAGATTCGGAGGTTGTCTGCAAGCCAAAGCAAACCCTGGTTCATCAGCTCAAGAGCCTTGCCTGACTGCGCTGTCGTAAGACGATCTGGACTCGACCTGTTGCCGTGTACGGCCTCCAGCGCAAATTCACGCAGTGTTCTCACGTAATCAAGGACAGCCGCTGAGGCTGTTCCACCGATTTCGAGGAGGCGAGCATCTCCCTTTTCGCCGACAACAAGGGCATTCCCTGCACCCTTCAAAAGATCTCCGCTCATCATCGCCGGTTCTTTTAGCAATAGTGTGGGATCGCTACTGTACTTGAGTCCTCTGCCCGCCTGGCTCAGTTGGTAGTCGATCTCGATTTGAGCTTCTATTGCTGCACGAAAAGTGCACGCACCATCCACCGTTGATGATGATGCCGGCATTCCCGGGAGATTCTTGATCCAAATGATTGGTACAAAGCCAAGACCATGATGCACCGTCCTGGACTGATCGACAACTGGCTCAACTGGTGAACCAACCACAACTGGGCGGAACCACACCTCTGACTCTTTATCCCAGAGGCGACAAAACCAATATTCTGCGCTAGTGTCGTCAACAGCATACCCGTTTCCTATTAATACTGTACCAGACACCTTATACCGCTCGGTGACGCTGGAGAGAACGTCTGGAGATTCAACGTCCCAAACCGGTTCGAGGTACAAACTGTCTTTAACGTCAAGGAAAACTCTGCCCTTGAGAATTCGCATCAATATTGCAACAGAACCCACTGATCCGCGCAATGCGGCGTCAATCATAACGAGATTAATTTTTGCTTCTTTGCATATTTTGGACAGGATATCTTGGGCATCACGATTTGAACAGTCGATCGATGGGAAATGCCCCTCGCTGAAAAGAAGGGATACGCCGTCTTCGACGACTATCTTGCACAAGGGATACCGAACGTTAGGTCGACGCTTTCTCAAGGGGATGTATTCTCCCGCCGCTCCTCTTTCGTCGTGAAATTGGTAGGGCAGTACGTCGTAAATCCGGCCGTTCAATACCCGATTGAAGATGTCAAGGGTTCTGGTGCGTTCAGGATAGTCTGTGTCGCGGGGGATCAGATCACATATGGTATCGAACATGGCTTCTCCGGCATCCGTGCATTGAAGTTGTCGGCACGCGTTCCGCTAGCGGCTTAAATATGGAATGGATGTTTGGCGGAGCGGATTGGGAGATCGGGTTAGAGTCATGAAACCTCTTACAAGTGCATCGACCTGGTCGTCTTTGCGGCCGAGAGGAAAGTCCTTAAGCTCATCGACGAACGCATCGTTCCAATTTCCTCTTAGCATACCCACATTATTTCCTTCGATCTGTGATGCAATTGGAAGCGCGCGGGTAAACTTTGATCCCGTTTCGCGGAATGCTACAATTTTGTATCCGGCGAGACGACCACTCAGATACGCGACTTGGCTCTTACCCGCTTGGCCGGGGTCCTCTGGCAACCCGATCCAAACTGCCTCCCCATCAGACCGTGCGGTAGCATTGATGATGTCTTCTACTTCTCTGGGGCTTCCCCTTATTCGCACGACGTCGAGTATCATATATTGACCGCGAGAATTGCAGGATAACTTGACACCGACGGTCCAGTCGGGATCGTTCCCAGCCATTGCAGTCGTTGCTGCTAAATCCCATGCCCGGACAATACGGTCGGATGGAGTCTGCTCGCAGTTGTCAAAGACAATAACCTTGTCTACCCGAAACAAGCCGCCCGATGCCGGTCGGGGAGTTTGCTGAAACAGAGCAGCCCAGACTCGCTCACCGACTAAGCTCCTCTTTCTCTCAATTTGATTGATGTTTTCCCAAGTCGGCCAAATGGCTTCACCAGCGAACCGGCCTAGGGGGTCATTCCCCTCGGCAAGCGAAGGCAGACGTAAAACCTTCCAATTGTTGCCATCGTGTCTTACCAATAAACCGCCGAGGTCCTCTTCGTGCCACCGAGTCATGATTAGAACAACACGCGCTCCTGGCTTAAGGCGCGTTGTAAGTTCAGTACGGTACCAAGACCATATCCCGTCGCGATATTTGGAGCTTTCAGCCTCCGCTTGGGACTTTATAGGGTCGTCTATTATAACGAGATCGGCCCGGCGTCCGGTAATCCCTCCACGAACCCCTACCGCGTAATATTCACCATTCGTTGAGGTCCGCCAATTAGACACTCCCCCGACTCCCCGGAGTACACGATATCCTAAAATCTCCTTGTTTGTGTTGATTGTGTCACGAAGACGGCGACTAAAGTGCTGTGCCAGACCAGCCGTATGAGAAGCTGCGATGATCGATGTACCAGGGTGTTGGGTGAACCACCAGGCCGGAAATAGAATCGATGCGTAAGTGGATTTCGCGGAGCCCGGTGGCATAAGCACCATTAGTCGATCAAGTTTCCCTCTGCTCAGTTGGTCGAGTTCTTCGAGCAATAGCCGATGGTGCGCTGCCGGAACCTGACCGCACTGTGTGTGGTTCAAGATCGCCCAGTCAACCAGATCGGTATGTACCCGCTGCCGTATCAAGTGTTGCTCTTCGCGATCCTGCCAATCGGGCGGTAAGACTGGCATCACTCAGGAAACGAAATTCACTACGGAAGTCGGCAGGCCAAGACTATTTTCTCCTGGCAGATCGACTACCGTATAGTTTGCACTCGGGCTATACGGCTTTATTAAGGCGTCCGCATCAAACTCCCGGTACAGTTCACACCTCACTTCCCCGCTATAGGCACAATTTGTATGTCTTTTTGAAGATTTCATGGTCTCTCCCCGGTTCGCGCACCACCGTATTTGACTGGATGTTGGGATGAATTTACGGGCGGACTGCAAGTAGCCCATCTTATGCGAATTCCAACGCAAGGCGGCCAGGTATTCCAATCTGATCGCGGCCAGCCTACCGATTTGATGGCGGCCACCCTTCCAATCTGATCCCGGCCACCCTCCGCCAGCCAGGAAGAGGGCGTCCGGGAAGAAGAGATGGTCTCGCGGGTCAGTGTTCACCCGGGTTCATGTTTCCCCATCGCA